TTTCAACATCTTGCATAACGGCAGCAACGGCCTTTAGGCCTCGAATAAGAGGAATAATCTCAGCCACTTGTTGTTTTGTTAGTAAATTAAGATTTCTCCACACCTCAGACATACCATTAGCCCTAATATATGTGTCTGATAATTCAAGATTAAAACCTTTTATGGTTCTTTTGAATTCTTCTACCGCTTTTTTAGCTCCGTCCGTGGGTTTTAAGAAGGCTCTAAAAGCACCCACCATAGAATTCATGGTTCTATCGGCTTTCATGCCTTGACGAGTTGTGGTCATTATGATGGCTGCTAGCTCTTCAAAAGTAACCCCAACCATAGAAGCCATTGTTGCAACCTTGCCTATATTGTCTGTTAATTCTCCATAAGTTAAAACACCTCTTTTAACCGTCATAAACAGAATATCTGAGATTTCTGATGCTCTTGATGCAGAGTATCCGTAAGCATTTAGAATTGTTATTAAAGCGTTTGCAGATGTGGCGGTAGTAGTAACACCCGCAGTTGCCGCCTTTGCAGCCACATTAAGAACACCCAAAGCATCAGCCGCCGCGACTGAACCTGAAAGGATATCATAAAGACCTTTTGAAAGGGTTTCCGTAGATTCTCCATAAGTGATAGCTAGTTGTTTTAGCCCCTTGGAGTAATCCATTAGAGTATTTTTAGCAGTACCAGTAAGCATGGTACTTACTGTTGCAAGTTGTTTTTGAAATTTAACCGCTTGATGAGCAGCTAATGCCATAGCACCACCGGCGGCAAGAAAAGCTGTTTGGGACAGATGGCCTAATTTGTCCATTTGATTATTTACACCAACAAGGGACTTCTTAAGTATGTTTAACTTAGTCTTGAATCTTGTAAGTCCTTTGGCATGGACTAAAACATACATACTTGCTAGTTTCATGTGTTATTCTTTCCTTGTTGGTTTTGCCGGTTTTGGAGGATTTATTCCACAGCTCTTGGCTGCCTTTTGAATTTCCTTCATTGTTCTTTTCTTAACTCGCCCCTTGCCCTTTTCGGCCTTAAAATGTTCTTGGATTTTGAAGACATCTAAAATCCTGGCTTCAAATTGAGCTAAAGTTAGTTTGAGTATGTCATCAACTGACATACCATAACCATATTTAGCATGTTGGAGCAGAGAAAAACAATAGTCCCATCTTAACTCTTCTCCGCCTCTACTAAAGGGGATTTTTCTTCCCCTCCACCATTAAGCCCATTCATGGCCGCTATAAGAGCGCCTTCCTCTTTTTTCATCTCATTAGTAAGCATTTCATTTATGTCTTCTTCTTTGAGATTAGGGTTAGTTCTCTTAAGGCTTTGGAGAATTAAAAACTTAAACCCTTCCAAGCTGCTTGCCTCTAAGTCCATCTCTTCATCAGTAACAGGCTTAGATAATTCCATAATAATCTTCTGCCTGTCTTCTGATGGAAGCTCTTTTGAGTTTTCAATAAACTCCTGAACCCTCTGGCTCTTAATATGTTTCCTAAGAGCCGAAACATCTCCTACAGTAAAAGGAGAGATTTCATAGGTCTCTCCATTTAACTCAAGAGTGAGTCCTTCGCCAGCTGCTACTTCTAAACTATCTTTTCCTAAAGCCATTGTAAATCCTTTCTTAATTTATCTATATTTAGGCTTGATATAATATGCCTTCACCTGTAAAGGTTAAACCTTGTTCTACCAAACCATCCACTTCCGCGCCTTCTGTTAGTCCTGTTACATGTGCATACCCATAATAGTACTGATCACTAGCATAGTTTGTATAGAACCTAACAACTACTCTATCACCCAATTCACTTAATAAATCAGACTGCCAGTGTTGTTCTGCCGTACCCGTCCAATCCTTTAAGCCTGCAATATGGGTTTTCCAACCAGCATCACTAAAATTAGTAGTATCTAATATATTAACATTGGCATCAACAGACCAATTAGTGAATCCACCTGCGGGTATAACAGCTCCACCAACAGGAGTAGCTGCCCCAGTATCAGAAGCCATATAAAAAGCGCCTATATGTCCTGTTAAAGCTGCCATAATTACCTCACCTTGTTTTTATGTATAAGACAGTTCGCCCGTGCCTTGGAAACCAAGAGTCTGTGTTTGTTCTGCATCAACACTAACTGTAGGACTCCAGCTGTTTAACAAAGCCGTGCCGGAATAGTAATGTGTATCGTCTACATAAAGACTAATTGTAGCACTAGAACCCAAATCGGCAGGAACTACAGCATTATCCCCATCAATTTTTGCATCCACACTAACTGTCCAACCTTTTAAGCCTGTAATATATTCTCGGTAAGCACTTGTAGAACAAAAGTCTGTTACATCAAATGTATCTACATTAGCATCTAAAGTCCATGAACCAGCGCAAGCAACAGACGAACCAATTACTCCGCTAAATTCTATTTTTCCGCCATATCCTGGTAAAGCTGCCATTTTATACTCCTTAATAAATCTTTAATAAAACTAAACTATTTTAGTTTGTATTTACTTATTCACACTACTCGTATGATATATTATATGTTACCGTACTCATCCAACCATCTTCAAGCGTTTGTGGGCCTAAATCATTCATTCTCAAACAACCAATAGCGGTTTTTCCAGAATAATTCAAAACCGCCCTGTCAAAAACAGTTGTTAATTTATCCTTAATCGCACACACATTTGCTACACTTGAATTTGAATCATATATATTAAAAGTTACTGCCGCATTTACAAGGTAACCACAGAAATTATGATCCAACGCCTTACTTGCTATTTTATAAACAATATAAGGCATTTCCGTACTTGGAGGAGCTTCATCATAAAATACTCCAGAGGGTATTAAATTAAGTTGTTGATTATCCGCCAAGGCTTCCTTAGTTGTATTTCCATAACCTCGTAATACTGTTAAAGTATTATCTGTTATATCTGTAACCCTCATTAGTTCAGAGCTGCCAACCACTTGTATAACATTGCCTAAACTAAATAAACTTCCATTGTCTACAACAAAAGTTGTATCTTCTGTCGGATCGCTCCAACTCGTATCATTTATTGAATCAATATATGTTCCCGCTTGAACAACAGCAGCAAATAATAAAGCACCATCAGAACCAGCAACAGTATACCTAGTATCTGTTGCTTCGTCGTAAATCGCTTTAATTAGTGCTGTGCCTTCGGCTCCCAAAATAATATCCTTACATATTCACTTTTATATTACTATTAACATTCACAACATCGTCTGTAGTAAAATCTGTTTCTGTTGCTCCCCATAAACCCGACTTTCCTATAGGCTTTGTAAATATAGCTTTAATCTTTCCAATACTGTTTACAAGCGCCGGAAGCAGCCAAGGACGCCACCTCATTTTCCAAGTGCCTAATTCTAATGCTTTTCCATATTTAACATTTGTGCCTACCTTTACAGCCAACATCTTAGGCAACATCTCAACAGCAATACTGTTTGCTAATTTATGTGTTTGTTTATAAGGAGGCTCACCGGGTGAAGACCTTGCTATTTTTCCACCAACCATTCTCAGGTCATTATTAAACATAGAATCTCTGGCTTCTTTTTGGATTGTTTTTCCAACAACAGCAAGCCTTGTTCGGATATCCGCTCTTATTTGTTTTTCTACTTGTTTTCCATACCACTGTAACATTATATATTAGGCTTTACTCTTCGTAAATCGACTTCAAGGTGATGATCCATTAAATCTATGTTTCTAACTAAAACAATATCATACTCTTCTGAATCAACCGTTATCACATCATCTTCTATAAAACTATACCCTGTTTCGCAAAACAGCTTGTGTGTGGAAGGCACTCCCTGTTTGTCATAAACCATTTGTTCCGCACCACCTAGCGGCTGTAATCGACAAGGCGCGTCTGTATATATGTCATTCATGGCAATAGTAAATCCACCAAGACCATCAGGAGTCCTAACAGGCCTTGATACTGTCATGGTTGAGTTCATTAAAGATTGAAAAGACATATTAGTTCCTGTTTTGTTAAGCCGAAAGTAGGCGAATATATGGCATTAGTTTAATATACAAGGTAGGACTTAAATCTTTCAATGAACTTCCCGCACTAGCAGCCTGCCACAAATTACCAGTAGAGTAGCTATAATCGCCTATTTCTTCCTTATTATAGGCCGCACTTACTTTACTTTTGTCATATAATACCTTAACCAACTCCTGACACAGGCTTTGGATAGCATTAGGAATAGTTTCATATCCGGCTCTGTAACTGATAAATATATTCTTATGCCCACAATTCCAACAATTTGAATTATATAATACCGCTCTGTTTACATTTTCTATTTTATAATCAGTTTCACACCTCGAAGGCACACACACATATACATTATTTGCTCTAGCATTTTTACCAGTAGATTCAAGTATTTCAGTTACAGGATAATCTTCATAGGTGCTAGTAACAACACAAGACCAATCCCCATAAGCATTTATGGCTGTTTCTACTGCTGATAGGGTAGAATAATCGCTTCTAATTATATCTGATGTAATCCAAGTGCCTGCTCTGGCTTTTTTTAATACAATCTTAGAATCTGTTACTTGCACAGTAGCATGGGTGTTATCTGTATTAGTATTGGTGATATACATACTATTTTCAACAGAATCTGTGGCTCTATATACTTCCAGTACAGGATAATTATCCAGCATCATAGTAGTAGTGCCGTCGCCATTATATGTTTCCGAATAATCAGCCGCCAATACTCCTGAACCTAGTTCATTTTCAATTATATTAGAAGCCTGAGTGATAAGCATACTGTAGAAGTCGTCTGTGTCTGAAGAAGTTACTCCCAGATATAGTTTCAAGTCAGATAATGTTGTTAAATCAGCCATTATTTTGTATCCTATTCAAGCCCTTTTCAAAAACTTCTTCATATAATTCAGTTACTTTTTGGATATTCACTATCGGATTAAAGAATTTTATAGCATTTTGCCTGTTTAGTTTTCTAGTGTCTTTCTTTTCAATATCCAAATAAGCTCTTTCCATTTCCTTAGCAAAAGCATCTAAATCTTCTACATCCGCTTTGTATTCAGTAAATCTATTATTTATTCCGCCTACTATTTGTAATCCACAACCCATAGCCTCTCTTATTGTCCTAGTGGCTATTTTATGTGGCGTTACTAACATATCAGCGGCATTATATATTTCCTCTAAGTTTTTAACTATTGGCCTAATTTCACCAGTAAGCCCTAGCTGCTTCATCTTGCCAATCATACAGTTCCAGCCTGGCTCGTTCTTGACTCCGTAAATATGTATTTTTGAATTAGGGTATTTCTTATTAAAAATCCTAAAATTATTTAACACATGATAGGGGTCTTTATCAAGCCGCCAAGCGTCGGAACATACAACATTTATTTCCGCTTTGTGGCCGTTAAAATCATAATCTGTATCAAATACTTTCCATTTTTCTAAGTCCACCCAGGCGTCAAAAGCATATATTTTAGGAAACAATAACTCCAAATATAATTTATATTCGGGCCAAAGAGTTATTGCTCCAATAAGTTCTTTCGTCCTGCCTATATGCTCATAAGTAGAATAAATAGGATTCTGTCCAGACCGCTCTATTAAAAAAGAAGAATAAGGACGGCCATGCGCTATATGCAAGTAAGGAATCTTTAATTCTCTTAACTTCTCAGTTACTCCAGAATGAGAAACAAGTAATCCCCCTTTATTCAATTCATCAATAACAAACTCAAAAGGAACACTACAAGTGCCTCTATCTTCCGACCAATCAGGAACCTTTGGCTGGTTAGTAACTACTCTCTCACCAGTTGTAATACTTATGTTACAAGCAGG